CAGACTACAATGTCGAGATACCCGAGGTGCAGTGGGAGGTGAAGACACTCGGTAAATGGAGAGATGGAAGGACACAAGGTATGAGGTGGAATCTGGTTGGTATTAATCAACCAGTGGGGGTGCATGGTAACACCCTCAAAAATCTCCGGATGGGATTGGTGGAAAGGGTCTTTAGGGTGGAAGGACCTGGCGGAGTTCTGGTTGCCCCGCCCCAGGCTATCCCGCACGCGTTCGAGCGTAAGTTAGAATGGTTCACCAGCAGCTATGATAGTGTAGTTAGGATGTGCCGCCCGTTGAGTCGTGACCAATTCTTGGCCACGTATTCCGGGCGCCGACGTACGCTATACAGCATAGCTGCTGATGAATATGAAAAGAGGGGAATACGTGAAAAGGACGCTCGAGTACGTGCATTCATCAAGATCGAAGCATTGGTGAAATTGTCCGGAGACTTCAGGACACTGAAGGATAAAATAGTGCCAAGAGTGATACAACCACGTAATCCGAGGTTGCCCGTATATGGATACGCTTTGGGAAGATTTATAAAGATATATGAACATTTGATGAAAGATGCCGTCGCAAGAGTTGGGAGAGATGTTTCCGGACATGGAGGCCCTGTTATTTTTAAAGGGCTGGACCCTAATAAACGTGCTGAAGTTCTGCGCCATGCTTGGGGGCAGAGGTCTGATCCGGTGGCAGTCACCATGGATGCTTCTAGATTTGACCAGCACACTGGACAGGATGCCTTGTCTTGGGAACACAAGCGGTGGGTGCGAAGTGCGCCTGCTCAGCTTCGAAACGAACTTGCGTGTCTTTTGCGTATGCAGCTGCGGAACAAGTGTGTGGCGAGTTGCAGGGATGGAACCGCCAGATACACGACTCGTGGGTGCAGGATGAGTGGTGACATGAACACCAGTGGTGGCAATTGCCTCATCATGAGTGGCATGTTACTATCTTACGTAAGGGAGAAAGGGATCCAAGGAAGTGTTTGTAATGATGGCGATGATTCCGTTGTCATCATCGAGAGGCGTGATCTAGATTTGTTTCGTACGGGGTTGTCCGACTGGTTTTTGGAACTGGGTTACAGAATGGAGGTGGAAGATGCTGTGGATGTATTTGAACGTATAGATTTTTGTCAGTGTTCCCCTGTGTTTGTAAATGGGGGATGGCGCATGGTTAGGAATCCCCACAAATCATGTGCTAAAGACTTGACTCACGTTACGAATTTCCCATGCAACGACTACTCCAAGTGGCTCCCAGCAGTCGGACAATGCGGGATGGCTCTAACGGATGGGATACCTGTTTTACAGGCATTTTATGCGTGCTTCGAGCCTTGGGAGGTGGCTAGGTTACCCGATGAACTGACATCAAGGGGGTTTTACCATATGTCTAAGGGAATGAAGTGGCGAGGATTACCGATATCCGACGATTCTCGCATAAGTTTCTATAAAGCATTTGGAGTGACACCTGATGATCAGTTGTTGTTGGAAGCTCAATGGAAAGAGATTAAATTAAAACATCTTCCTTCTATAGAGCCTAGGCATCCTAACCACCTACCAAGGTGGAGCTCACCGTTACATCCTCGGTGGTGAGGTAATTCATACCTCACATAATCACTCAAATACGATGGCTGGAAAGAAAGGAATTAAGGTCGGTAAGAAGAAAGTCGTTGTCGGCAAGAAGAAAAAGGGCGCCAAGTTAGGTTCACAACAACGCGTTGCCAGTGGATTTGGTGTCGCTGGTGGTCAAGGTAATGGACTTGACATGGTTGCTCGTAGTCATGCTAGGATGCTTGCTGATCCTTGTAGGGCTAATCTTGGGCCATCTACTTATCCGGGATCTAACGGAGCAGTAGTGGCTAGGTTTGAGCTTGATGAAATCCTGTTTACAACATCTACTGTTGGTGCTGTTGTATGGGCTCCTGGTTTGGCTTCTTATGCCATCAGTCCCTTACTACTATTGGACAATACACCGTTCAATTTCCAGGGGTTACAAGGTTCGGCTGGTAATGCATTTTTGACTAGCCAAACTGCTGCTTATAGGTGCGTTGGTGCGTGTATGCAGATATACTTTCCTGGAACAGAACTCAACAGATCTGGATTTGTTGGTATGGGTTACGCTCCGGCCAGTACGATAACGAATTACCAATTGCCGGTATCTGGTGGAGCCGGTAATCCAACTACTGTGGCTAATGTGAGGGCTTCACAGTTTCACACTGAGAGGACCCCACAGAACATGGTAGAGCTTAAGTGGAAGCCGGGTTTCGGAGATCAGGAATGGGAGGCTAATATTACTGCGGCGCAACAGATAGCTACTAATGCTGCCACAATTGCTGGCCGCAATTGCATAACTATGACTATGTCTGGATTTCCGGCTAACACCGGCATAAGGGTACGTACTGTCGGCATTTACGAGTACCTACCTCAGTTGGGGCTTGGACAGGTGACCACAGCATCTAATGCTGTAATCACTAAGAATACTTTGAATGATGTTCTACATAGCCTCGACAAGACGGGTAATTGGTTTCTTGAAACTGCGACAAAGTACGGACCTATGGTTAGTGCGGCTGTAGGATATGCCACTACCTTGATGGTGTGATCGTAGGCGCGAGGTGGTGGCTTTCACCAGGGTTTGCATCGCAATACCTTAAAACGTCGATGCCCTACCCCGGAGGGGTGGTCCGTTTATTTACCGGGTACCATAAAAATAGTAAATAGGTGCTGAGTTGGACCTTGTTCGTTGTCTAGATCATCCAGGCATACATTTAAGGCGGCTTTTGGGTCGCGATGTATGTTGCTGGGGCAGACAACTATACTCGAATGTGTCTCAGCGTCATACTCCTCTCGGAAGGGGTTCTTCCGACCCGACCATGCCGGGTATAAATATAATAAAACGGTGCTATGAGGGATCTCGGTAGTCCACCCGAGACTCATCGTACCTAGGGGCCTTCGCCTATCCAAGGGCGGAGGGGGTCCCCGTTCCCCAGAGAAATTCTGGTCACTGCACACCGC